TCAAGTCGTTTTTGGTCGGCGTGTATGCAGGAACACATACATCCGCCCCCAGGATTGATTCAAAGCGCCGTTGAACGACGCGGCGCACCTCCCCCGCCTTCTCCCCAGCGCCGGCACAGTGTGCTGCCGACACCGCCAGGGCCCGCGACAAGCGGCCCGACCGATACCCCATCTCACTCTGCCCACGCTCTCGTCCCTTCAGGTAAAAGGACTTAGCGCGGACCACCCAGATCCCGCGAGGGATCCTCTTCCCCCTAGCGAGGAAGAAGGTGGAGTTTAGGGTGAGAACCCTCTCGTGGACGAGGGTTTTCGTGCGGGACACGGCCAGACCAAAGTGCGGGCACGTGGCAACCCATTGCTCTGATTCCGCCCGGGTGCAGCGGAAGACGATGTCGTCACCGTTGATCCTCAGCAGGCGGCCTTTGATAAGGTCTTTGGTTCTACGGTGGCCGAGGCCGCCGAAGACACCTGCGAGGTTCGTCAGGCAGAGCAGTGGGAAGGAGAGGTAGTTGCCCATCAGCTGTCCACTCTTCTGAGCAGTGGACGGTTGGCATGGGAATTTCAGGTCTGCGACCGTCATAAATTCCGAAGCCAATTCCCATATTGACGATGGGACCTGCGGGGCAGACTGGCGGAGGAGTTGGAGGAGGAACGAGGTGTTATGGAGATTGAACGAGTCTGTGGCAGACTCGTAATCTCCCGAGACGAACACCTCGTCCGGGTGGGCCTTGAAGGCCGAGAGGTTGTGGGGTGTGGGGGGGCCGCGCAGAACTGCGCCGGTACGAACAAGGGCATCGTACAGGCAGTTGTGCAAAGGCAAGAGTTGTAGCGCCGCGTAGGACGCGATTGTCACAATTCTTGCCTTACCGGAGTCATCTAAGCACATGACTCGACGGTCGGCCGGGATGGGGAGGGGGGGGGACAAACCGAGACAGGACTCTCGGAACCGTACCGGATTGAGTCCGCGGGCACGGTTTTTGTCGGGACTGACACGCTCCAGGTTCGAACTGAGGGAAGGCACGGCCTGCTCCACGTAAGAGGAGTAGTTCCGCGCCCAGTTCTTGCCAAGGAGTGCCACCGCGCGGGTTGCGGCGGCCTTGAATGTGTCAGTGGAGGGGGGGGAGGGGGAACCCAGTTTGGCGGCGTACTCCGCGAGGACCTCACGTTCAGAGAACGTGCTTGGCAGGACCTTGCGGAACAGGAATGCGCTGCCCGCCTCAGAGACGGATACGAGGCTGGGTCGGGGGAGGAGGGAGGGAAGAAGGTTCGTAAGCCCATGCTTGTCAGGGACTTCGACCGGCAGCGAGCAGCTGCCGTTACGAGCCATGAGGAGCGACCGGACAAGGTTCCAGTCGCGCGCGGTACACTTTGCGGGCGAAGAGCGAGCAGAGCGGGTTTCTGTCATGTTTTCCTTCATATGGTGGCACTCTGGTAGTACCCACCCCACTTGTTTTTTAATTGGCTGCGGGCGCCAATCCGGTTTCTACGTGCCGGGCACGAGCTATTTATAGTCAGCTAGACTCGACTCACCCGAGGGCAAGCCTTCAAGCCATTCTTTTATATCCCGGCGTGAGGATAGGTTACAGGGTTTCACACCTGGCCGAAGCCAAGCGATCCACCGTTCACCGTGGGCGCGCGCCAACCCGATCCGCATTACTGCGAATCAGATCGGAACACCACAATGAGCCTTTCGGCTCAAAGAGGGGACCTTACGGTCTCCCAGCTCCAAGACTTGAC